GGCAGAGAAGGTCACAGCTCGCTATAGCTTGCTAATGCAAGAAACTACAGGAGTAACCGGAGACTTTGCAAACACCTCAGACGGGCTAGCTAATCAGCAGCGCATACTAAAAGCAGAGATAGAGAACACTCGCGCGGAAATCGGCGAAAAGTTCATGCCTATAATGCAAGCGTTCCAATCCTTTATTTTAGAGACAGTAATCCCGGCAATTCAAGATTTCTGGGCTTCTATAATTGATCCGAGCGGCGAAGCTCAAACTCAGATAAAAGCTATCGGCGATGCAATAGATGTATTTGCCTCCACCTTCAACATAGCCTCCGGCAAAGTAACATCAGATCAGATCTTCAACTGGTTAGGTGATGGAGTAGTCCAGGCAATCAAGGCGCTAACTTTCCTAAGCGTGTTTGCTCAAGAAACTTTCGAGGGTCTAGACCTACTACTAGGTGGACCAGATGCTCGCTACAGTAGCAACGCCGGGCAGAAGCTTGCAGGCATACAACAGCTTCTCGGCGCTCGCAATAAAGCAACGCAAGCAGCAGACAGAATCAAGTTTGCTCCAGACATGCAAGCAGGCGGCGGAGAGTTCGCTAGACAGGGCAGTATCTCTCAGGGCGGCAGGGGTCGCTTTGATCAGTTTGGCAACGCAATCACTATAAACATCAACCGGGCTAACGTAGACGGGCAGCAGATCATCAACGAGATAAACAACACACTAAAAACTCAGGGCAGCAGAAACCTTCTCCGATGACCTCCATAACTAACTTTGACATAACTAGAGATCTCAAGGTTGAGTTTTTTCTTCCAGACACTTCAGAGAATGCTTTTATAGTTGGCGTTAGCACACTAGGCAGCGCGAGAGTTCTTTCTAGCGGCAACCTATTTATCCTAGATCAGAGCTTGCTAGGGGGAGCTAACATTCTTGGCGGCGGCGGTGAGCAGGCATTCACTTGGCAGAACTTATCTTGCAGCGTAAACCTAGCTAACCTAGAAAACGGCGGAGCAATACAGGATCAACTTTACTTCCAGCCACAACCAGCGGCAGCGCGCCTAACTTTGCAAACCTACGAATACGACCCTTCTACTAATTCTTCATTTCGCCCAGGTGTTCCGGTCAGAGTTAGACTAGAAAAAGATTTAGTAGATGTCACAATCTGGTCAGGAATTATTGACAGTATCGGCGGCACTTACACAATAGACGGTAAGAACCTACTGCAAGTAATCGCCTACGACACTATGAAGCAGCTTCTAAACACTCGCCTAGTAGGGTTCGACAGCTCCAACGCCGAGGGCTACGTCTCACCGCTAGAGCAGCTAGAGATTATAGCTAACGACTATGGCAGCAGCATTAGCGCGCTAAGCAAGCCAGCAGCAGGTCGCATACCCTCAGAAGTCCTTAGTGAAGTTATTCCGCAACTTCTAATCGAGGAAGCTATTCAAGTAGGGTTAGGGCTTTTCTGGATAGACAGCAGCACTCAAGAGTTTGTATTTATCCCTAGACCCGACCCGAGCATTCTTCCAGACTTCCCAGTAGGCGGCGGATACTTTACGTTAGGGCAATCTGAGCTAGGCGGCATAGACGTATTAGGTTCGGGGCAGATAGTTTACACAATCGGGAATAATCACGAAACTCTTTATCATTTATGCATGACAAACATAAGGACACTATCTAGCAGTGATGAGGTCTTTAACTCGCTTAGGGTTGAACTCAAGTCAGATCCAGACACTTTTGTAATCAGAGAAAACTCGGATTCTATTTCTCTGTACGGGACTTATGCAAAAGACGTAACACTAAATACAACAACAGCAGAAGAACTAGATAGGTGGTCGAGCTTAGTGTTCAACCAATCGCCTACTGACCTAGTGCAGAATGTAGAAACACTAACCCTAGACAGACAAGGCAACTTAACAGAAGCGGCTTTCCTACTTCCGGGCGAACTAATTGGAGTGGACTTCTCGCAGGATACTCTAGAGATTCTTGATTACTACACTATCGTAAAAGCGAGTCACTTCATTGACTCGAACACTTGGCTCACTACACTAGACCTATGGAAAGAGGCATAGCATGACCTACAAAATATTTGCAAACGGCAACCCACTGCAAGCGAGCGAGCTAAATCTAAATCTAATGCAGCAGGCTATCGCTGTGTTTACAGATGCAACCGCTAGGGAAGCTGCTATCGCAACGCCCGTAAACGGACAATTTGCTTATCTCACAGGTACTAGCAACCTAACTAAGTACACCGGGGCAGCCTGGGAAGATGCAATCCCTAGCGCAGGTGACATAACTAGCGTAGTCGCAGGCACAGCACTTAGCGGGGGAGGGACTAGCGGCGATGTAACCCTAAATGTTGACCTAGAAGTGACTACAGCAGCGGCAGGTATTGCAAGCTTCATTACAGACGCAACAACCGCCCGAACACTTGCAACTGCAACCGACTCAGGCAAAACAATTCAATTTACTAGTGGATCTGCAACAGTAGTCACAGTAAGCGCAAGCACGGACTTAGCGGTTGGCGCAAGAGTAGACATAATCGCAGACGGCGCAGGTGAGCTAACTGTAACCGCAGACGGTGCAACAATTAAGGCGGCAGAAGTCTCAACAACAACTGGCAGTTTTACAATTGGTGGGCAGTATTCAGCCGCAACACTTCTTTGTGTAGCAACTAACGAGTACCGACTAATCGGTAACATTACGGCGGTATAAATGAGCTTGACATTATTGGGGATACTCAACGAACAAGCTTCTGGATTAAGCCCGTTTTGGCTCGGAGTACTAAATCAAGATTCTAGTGCAAAGTCTGTTAACACAGATTCGGTTGGAAACATTTACGCCGTTGGAAGCGCCGTAATTGCTGGCGAAACTGATATGCAGATAATAAAATACGATGCTCTTGGAGTAATTCAGTGGCAACGAAGATTAGGTGCGTCAGCAGTTAGTGACACAGCAACGTCAGTTAACATTGATTCTTCTGACAATATTTATTTCACAGGTGCAGATTTTACTCGAGGGGTGTTTGTCGCAAAATACAACAGTTCTGGAACCATCCAGTGGCAACGAAATCTTGACCAACCCTATAATCTAAATAACTCGGCATTAGGTATAACCTCATCAGGTGATGTTTACTTAGCTTACGAAATGAAGGCTGCTGATAATAGAAGCGACATCGGTATTGCAAAATACAATACTTCTGGAACCCTACAGTGGCAACGCAAGCTGGGTAATTCTGGTATAAACAATAACTTCTACACAGGCTTAGTAGTTGATTCAAGTGGAAATTCTTACCTGAATTCAAGTTCCTTTGATGGCTCAACAAGATTTAACTTTACAATCGCAAAATACAACAGTTCTGGAACCATCCAGTGGCAACGAGAACTTGGAGCTTCTGAAAACAATATCGGCTATGGTGCCGCTTTAGATTCTTCAGATAACCCTTATGTTGTTGGACGCACAACTTTGACAGGAAATCCAGTTTTTCAAATTGCAAAATACAATACTTCTGGAACCCTACAGTGGCAACGCAAGCTATCTGGGACAACGCAAGATGAAGCACGAAGCGCCTCGGCAGACACTTCTGGAAACTTGTATGTTGCTGGTTTTTCAGTTATCTCTGGCAAAACTGGTATACAGGTCGCAAAATACAACAGTTCTGGTGTTATTCAGTGGCAACGCAGGCTTTCAAATCCAGCTTACATAGAAGCTGTTGGGATTTTCGCAGATTCTGATGACACCTATTACCTAGCTGGAAATTCAAACTCTGGTTCAGGGTCAAGGTTCTTTATTTCCAAGTTGCCGAATGACGGTTCTTTAACCGGGACATACACGGTTGAGTCTCAAGACAATACCTATGCAGCATCTTCACTTACTGATGCGGCTGGAACTCTGACTAGCAGCACAAGCACAATTACCGAAACCGCAGGTTCACTTACAGCAACAACATCTTCTCTAACTGATTCATCTACCTCGCTAACTTGGTCTAGGTCAAGCTAAAGAAAGGCACTTCATGTTATACATAAATGCAGAAAACGAATACCCCCGCCACATAGGAGATGTTCAACTAGCCAAGCCAAGCTTCAAAGAAGGTAATGCGCTGCCGACAGGTTGGGTTGCGGTAACGGAATCAGCAAGGCCGACCCCTGGAACTGACGAAGTGACAGTTGAAGGATTCCCAGAAACTATTGATGGAGTAATGACTCAGAGCTGGACAATTCGCAAAATGACAGCAGATGAGTTAGCGCGCAGAGATGCGCCGGCTAACGCTAGGGCAAAGCTCATAGATCTAGGACTTACAGAGCTAGAAGTAAACGCCTTAGTTGCAGGGCTAGTTAGATAAATAAATGTCTGAGCAAATACCCAGAAGCAGCACACAGCAGCAGTTACTACTAAAGCTAGTAGGTGACATGGCAGAGGTGAAAGCCGGGTTCAAGATGCTGCAAGATCACGAGGACAGAATCAGAGAGCTAGAAAAGGCTCGCTGGAAGAACGCTTGGATTACCGCTTTCGCTTCTGCTGCACTTACCGCTTTTGCTGTTACCGTTGTTTCGCAGGTGCTAATTTGAGATACCCACTTCCCAGGGCAAGCATTACAGCACTCTATGGCGCTACGGCTAACAGGAGTACCCCACATAGGGGACTAGATTTTGCGGCTGCAACAGGCGCTTGGATTACAGCCCCAGAAACAGGCACAATAGTAGTAAACACTTGGAGCGATGTTCTGGGTAATTGCTTAGTCCTACGCTTCTGGCATGAGGGCAAACAGATGCCTATGTATCTAGGCTTTGCTCACTTGAAGGTAAAGAGCAAGCACAAGGTCGGTACTAAAATCTGGGAGGGTAATAAGTGGTTCGCAGCGTGTGGAAACACTGGGAGCGCATCACGCGGTAGCCATCTTCACCTAACCTACGGAGATACCCCTAAGCACATCTTCTACGGTCAAACATTCGACCCACTAGCCCTATTGGAAAGGTACGCAAAATGAGATTCAATCCGCAGATCAGGAAAGCAATCTACGCAGCAGTAGCCGGACTAGTGCCGCTTCTAGTAATCGCCGGGATAGTTACCGGAGAGCAATCGCAGCAGATACTTAGCAGCGTCGCAGCAGCGTTAGCTTTCTTTGCTTCAGTAATGGCAGTAAAGAACACCGAGGTAAACAACCCTGAAGAATACGAAGACGTCACAGAAGGAATAGAGCCACCACAAATTCCTGGCGTTTAGCTGCTAATATAAAAATATTAACACTGCCCCGTCTTTTCTTTATTGAGAAGGTGGGGCGGTTGTCTTTTACCTACTTTTTACACCATTCCTAGACTACTTTTTACACTAACCTCGAGCGTTTCGCAATCGGGCGCGTTGCCTAGTATTCATGCCACCCCAAATACCATGCTTTTCCTCATTGACAAGCGCAAACTCTAAACACAAAGACCTAACCGGGCAGATCTTACAGAGACTAATCGCAGACCTGAGGCTAGTATTTGGAACGCCTCCTTCTGGAAACCAAGCATCGGGGTCAGAGGTTTGGCAAGCGGTTGCCCCGGTCTTTCTAATGCCTTCTGCTAACGCAGTGAGGGCTTGTTCTGAGTTCATGCATAAACAATAACTGCAATTATGTCGCGCTGCTTTGCTATGCTCCAAAACATGATCACAGTAAATAAGACAATAGCCAAATTAGGCGGCACACTAATCGGCACACACCCGGCAGGATCTTCAGAGTGGCACGCTCAAAGATCTCACGCAATCGGCGGCAGCGACATAGCACCGATAATGAATAAATCCCCTTGGACTAGCGCGGTGTACTTATGGGCGCAGAAGTCTGGCTTGCTATTGCCCACAGAAGGCACAATGGCTATGAAGCTAGGCAACTACTTTGAGCCTGCAATAGTCCGGCTATTCGGTGACATGCACCCACATCTAATAGTTCACACTGGGGATTACACCTACGAGTCACAAAAGAACCCGTCATTCCACGCTAACCCCGATGGGGTCATAGAAGACGAAGATGGCAGGTTATACATTCTCGAGATCAAATTCTCTAGAAACGCTATGCCTATGTTGCCGGAGCATTACAGGCTTCAAGTTCTTTGGTACATGATCGTAACAGGCTTGCATAGCCCCGGTGTACTTTGCGCGGTCGCAGGAGGCGAATACAGGGAGTTTACGGTGGAGTATGACCCGATAGAGGCTGAGGCACTTATGAAGGCGGCAGAGAGCTTCCTAGAGCTTGTGAGGACAGGAGAGCAGCCAGACCTAGACGGCAGCCAATCCACCTACAGCGCGGTTAGGATTCTGCACCCTGACATAGAAGACACAGAGATAGACATAGACCCCGAGGAATACAGACTTCTGCAAGATGCATTAGAGCAGGAAAAGTTCTGGAAGCAGCAGAGCTTTCTTAGAAGGTCGGTCATTCAAAGCTCCATGAAGGGCGCTAAGTACGGCTATGTAGATGGTGAAAACGTTGTAATGTTACAAAGCAGATCTGGCGGCGCGCCTTATCTCAAAATCACAGGAGGGTAAAAATGGGATTCATGGATAACTACGAACCAGTAGCCGACAGGATAGCTAAGTTCTGGGAGAAGCACCCAAACGGCAGAATACACACAGAGATAAAGCTAATCAACGAAACCGAGATTGTCATAATGGCAAGTGTCTACACTGACCGGGAAGACATGAGAGCAGCAGCTATTGACTTTGCCCAGGAAACAAGAAACTCAAGCCCAATAAACAAAACTAGCTTTATCGAAAATTGCAGCACTAGCGCAATCGGCAGGGCTTTATCAACGCTCGGATTCTCTAGCAAGAAAGACGGTCACAGCGTTAGACCTAGCGCGGAGGAAATGCAGGCAGCATCACAGGAGGCTCTGGCAGTGTCTCTAAAGGGCTTTGAAGGTCGCGCGAGTGTCCTAGCCCTAAGTAGTGATGTTGAGGGGCTTAGAGAGCTTTACAGCGATGCCAAGCTTCATGGAATGCCTAAGCGATTCCTAGAGCAGATTACAGAGATGGCTAAGGCAGTAGATACAAAGTGAAAGCGAAGGAGACGTAGCCCACAGATAGCTACGCCTCCAGCGATAATTCTATCTGACAGACAGGGGAATCATGCAGCAGGAAACAGACTGGAAAGAGTTCACAGAGCGGACTTGGCTAACGGGTTACAAACGTGGCTACGGTCACGGTCGCGAAGACATGAGAAAGCAACTTACTTTTGAACTGTGGGACTTCAGGAAAAAGATACTTTTGACAGATACAGATCTCGCTGAAACGATAGAAATCTGCATCGACAGATTAGAAAAATTAAAATAAGATACATCTTCTATATATAGATATATATAAGCATTATTAAAGGTTCTATATATAGACATTTAACTTAATAACTATACAT